GGCGTGATGACCATCAACGAGGTCCGCGCGCTTGAAAACCTGCCGCCGGTCGAAGGCGGCGATGTCCCCCGCATGCAGATGCAGAACGTCCCCATCACCCTAGCTAGTCTTGGGGCAGGCCTGCCGGCACCCAATGCCCAGACTTCCGGAGTCCCCCAGTGAACGAACTCGACTTCACCCTCGACGCCAAGGCGCTCGATGATGACGGCCATATCGAGGGCCTGGCTGCCGGCTACGGCAATCTCGACCATGGCGGCGACGTCATCCTGCCCGGTGCGATTTCCCGGTCGATTGCCGGCCGCAAGTCTGTGCCGATGCTGATGTATCACGACCAGAAGCGCCCCGCGGGCGTCTGGACCGACTTCCAGGAGACGGCCGAGGGCCTGCTCGTCAAAGGCCGCTTCTCGATGTCGACCGCCACGGGGCGCGAGGCCCACGGGCTGGTCAAGGACGGGGCGATCGGCGGCCTGTCGATCGGCTACCGCGCAATTAAAGACCGCATGGTCGGCAAGGCCCGTCACCTGGTCGAGGTCGCGCTCCACGAGGTCAGCCTCGTCACCATTCCGATGAACGAGAAGGCGCTGATTACCAGTGTCAAATCGCTGATCGCGGCCGGCCAGATGCCGAGCCTTTCCCAATTTGAGGATTTCCTGCGCGAGGCAGGGTTCTCGAAAAGCCAGGCCACCGCGATCGCGGGCAAGGGCCTGGCCCCGCTGCTCCGGGGTGAGCCCGGCAGTGATCCGTCCGAGTTCCTGGCGGCGCTCGCCGCCCAGGCTCGCACCTGACACCCGCTTTTCACGGAGCACCCCATGACTGAACCCAAGACCGCCGAGCAGCTTGCCGGCGAAGTGAAAGCCGCGTTCGACGCCAAGGTCGACCAGGTAAAAGCCATCGCCGACGAGGCGCTTGGCAAGGCCGCCAAGGGCGAGGACCTGTCCGCTGCCACCAAGCAGCTGGCAGACGAAGCCCTGGTCGGCATGAACGAGGCCAAGGCCCGGCTCGACGAATTGGAACAGAAGCTGGCCCGCCGGGGACCGGAAGACCAGGCACGCCACCAGTCGGTGGGCGAACAGGTCATGGCCTCGGAAGAGATCAAGTCCTTCCTCGAGTCAAAGGTCTCGCGCGGCCGCGCCAGTGTCGAGGTGAAGGCGATCATCTCCTCGCTCACCACCGATGCGGCGGGCTCGGCGGGCGACCTCATCGTGCCTGACCGGCTTCCCGGCATTATCGTACCCGGCCAGCGCCGCCTGACCGTTCGCGACCTGCTGACCCCGGGTCGCACGGCGAGCACGTCGGTGCAGTACGTCAAGGAAACGGGGTTCACGAACGCGGCGGCGACCGTTGCGGAAACCACCGGTGCGCTGAAGCCGCAGTCGGACATCAAGTTCGACATCGCGACGACCAGCGTCACCACCATCGCCCACTGGGTGCTGGCAACCCGCCAGATCCTCGACGACGTGCCGATGCTCCAGTCCTACATCGACGGCCGACTGCGCTACGGGCTGGCGCTGGTGGAGGAGAACCAGCTGCTGAATGGCGGCGGCACGGGCACGGACCTGCACGGCATCTATACCCAGGCCAGCGCCTTTGCCGCGCCGATCACCATTCCGGCCACCGTCACGAAAATCGACGTGCTGCGCCTCGCCATGTTGCAGGCGGCGCTCGCCGAGCTGCCGACCACGGGCGCGGTCATGCACCCGACCGACTGGGCCAGCATCGAGCTCCTGAAGGAGACGAGCGGCGCCTACCTGATCGGCAATCCGCAGGGAACGCTGTCGCCGACGCTCTGGGGCATCCCCATCGTCACCACCCAGGCGATCGCGCAGGACAAGTTCCTGACCGGCGCCTTCCGTCTGGGTGCGCAGATCTTCGACCGCTGGGATGCCCGGGTCGAGATCTCGACCGAGGATGACCAGAACTTCCGCAAGAACCTGGTCACGATCCTGGCCGAAGAGCGTCTCGGCCTTGCCGTCTATCGCCCGGAGGCCTTCATCAAGGGCGACTTCTCCGACGCGGTGACCGCGGCAACCGCCGTCTGATCCTGATCCGGGGTCGGCTGACCGGTCGGCCCCGGCACCCTCACGGAGAACTCCCCCATGCTGATGAAAGCCCTCGATACGCTGCATGTCAGCGCGGTCGGCCCGGACAATATCCTTGCCGGCCAGACCTTCGAGATCGCGGACGCCGATGGTGAAATCCTGCGCCAGCGCGGTCTTGCCAAGCCGGTCGAGGCCCAGCCTGAAGCGCAAAAGCCCGCCCGGACCCGCACGAAATGATTACGACCGTCACCGCCCCAACCATACGCGCGGTGACGCTGGAAGAAGCGCGCCAGCAGCTGCGTCTCGACGCTCACGACGAGGACATGCTGCTGGCCGTCCACCTCGATGCTGCCCAGGCCGAACTAGAACGGCTCGCCGATCTGCGGCTCTGCGAGCAGAACCTCGCCATGGTACTGGAGGCGTGGGCCGATGAAATCACCGTGCCGGTCCGGCCGGTGACCATTGCCGCCATCACTTACACTGCAACCGGCGGTTTGACGGTCACTATGCCCGAGGCTGCTTATGTTGCCCGGCCACGTCATGGATTCGTGCGCATTCGGCCAGTTGCCGGCACATCATGGCCCACGCTGGCACCCGACGGCCAGATCACCATTACCCTGTCGGCCGGATTTGCCGAAGGTCATCCCGATCTGGCGATCGCTCGGGCCGCGATCCTCGTGAAGACCGCCTCCCTGTTCGAGAACCGTGAGGGTGCGACCTGTCTGGCCTTCGACACCCTCGTCAACCAACTGGCCGCGCGATGGGTCTAGCATCCCGGCTCGACACCCGGATCCGGATCGAGCGCAAATCCGTCACCTCTGCACCTCTGTATGGTACGGAAGCCGGCACCTGGGGGGAATTCGCCACGGTCTGGGCCGAGGTGCAGGACGTCCTGCCAAGCCGGGCCGAGCGCCTGGCCGACAGCATCGTGATTGCCAACCGGCCTGCGCGAATCCGGATGCGGCATCTCGCCGGGATAACCCCGGATATGCGCATGATCATCGGCAATCGGACCCTGCATTTCGTGTCGGGACCGGCCGAACTCGGCCGCCGCGAAGGCATCGAACTCATTGTCGAGCAGCACAGCAGCGAAGGAGCCGCGCCATGACGATCCGGCTCAAGGGTGGCCCTGAACTGCTGCGCCTGCTCGACGAACTGCCCAAGAACCTTGAGCGCAACGTCATCCGCGGTGGGCTGCGTGCCGGGGCCAAGGTCATCCAGCAGCAGGCCAAGGCCAATGTGCCGGTGAGGACCGGGCAATTGAAACGCGCGATCGGGATTGGCACCCGAACCGACGGCGCCAAGCTTTCGTCTTACGTCAAACTGCGGGGCAAAGGCTCCTATCTTGGCCTGTTCATTGAATATGGCGTCGCACCTCACCTGATCTCGGTGTCAGACGCCGACAAGCCGGTGCGTGAAACCCGGCGCGGCCCGCGAACAGTCGGTATCGGCACAATCAATAAGATGGTGAAGCGCGGTAGTCTCAAAATTGGCAAGAACTTCGTCGGGCCGACGATCATGCACCCCGGTCACGCCGCAAAACCCTTCCTGCGCCCAGCGCTTGACCAGAAAGCCGAGGAAGCGGTGAACGCCATGGGCTCCTACATCGCCCACCGCGTTCAGATCGGGAACCTGAAGGCCCCGACCCTCGAGGTCGATGACGAATGAACGGCGTTATTGCGGTCCGCTCGCTCCTGGTGGTTCACACCGGGGTGACGTCGCTTGTCCCCGTTGCGCGGATCGCCGCTGGGATGCTGCCGCAGGGCACGGACTTGCCGGCGATATCGCTGATGTCGGTCAGCAGTGTGGATCGCAATGTCCCGGCTCCGGGCCCGAACCGCCGCGTCACCGAGCGCGTGCAGGTGACCGTTCTGGCCCGGACCTACCCTGAAGTGAAAGCCATTATCGCGGCCGTCCGCCAGGCGGCGGCCGACCAGATGCCCACCATCGATGGGCTCTTTGACGTGACCGTCCACACAGATTCTGCCGGTCCTGATTTCCTCGACGAGGAGACCGGCATCCACATGCAGGCGCAGGACTTCCGCGTCTCATTCAACGAGGCACGGCTCGCCTCACCTTCATAAGGACCCATTGCCATGACCGTTCGGACTTCCGCCGGCACCACCTTGAAGGTGTCGGCCTCTACCCCTGCGACCTTCGACGCCACCGGCTACAATGCGCTCACCATGACCGTGGTCGGCGAAGTCTCCGATCTCGGTGAGTTCGGCCGCGAGTTCAATCTCGTCACCTTCAATCCCGTAGGCAGCCGCGGCGTCGTTAAGAAGAAGGGCAGCTTCAACCAGGGCACGATGCAGATCCAACTCGGCCTCGACACTGATGATGCCGGCCAGATCCTGCTGAAATCCGCCTCGCTCTCGGACGCTGATCACAGCTTCCTCGTCACCACCCAGAACGGCGACAAGTACTATTTCCAGGCGCAAGTCATGAGCTTCAAGGTCAATGTCGGTTCGGTCGATCAGATCACCACTGCCACCGTGACCCTCGAACTCACCACCAACTCCGCCGGTGTCGGTATCGTTGAAGTACTCGCGCCATAATGATCCTGTGGTGCGGATGGCGGGACTCGAACCCGCACGAGGATACCCTCACAAGATTTTAAGTCTCGGGCGTCTACCATTCCGCCACATCCGCGCAGCCATATCGGCATGGTGCGGGCGAAGGGACTCGAACCCCCACGCTGTTAGGCGCCAGAACCTAAATCTGGTG